GGCATGGGCCGGGCGCGGGGCAAGCTCCGGCGCACTGGAAAACATGGCAGCCGAGGCGCTGATTCTGGACGCCGACAATCAGGACATCGGCTGGGGGCCGATGGTCGCGCAAGGCGTTTTCGGGGCCGGGCTGGGGGCCATGGGCGGGTTGCTCGCCCGCCGCTGGGCGATACGCGACGATGCCCGGGCGGCAGCGCAGGACTTCATCGCCGAGGAAGCCGCCCGCAATGTCGAGGCCGCGCTGCAATCCCGGCTCGACGCGGCATGGCGGCACGGCGCGGGCGAGCCGTATATCTTTGGCCGGGCGGCAGACAGCGTGCTTTCCACCGAGATAGCCGACTTTCCCGTGCAGCGGGCCGTGCCGCTATCCCCCGTGCCTGCTACCCCCACGCCAATCATGCGCAGCATTGCCAACTTGATGGCGGCTCCCCGCGAATCGCTCTTTGCTGCCCGGCTCGACACCTTTCCGACCGAGCCGATTATCAAGCGCGACACGCCGCGCCCGGCAACACCGGGGGAACGGGCAGGCCCGCAGCACGCAGGCACAAGCCCCGTGGGTGCGGGCCGTGTGCCACAGGTACGGCGCATCCACACGGGCGGCGAAGGCAACCAGATTGCGCGCTTCTCTCGCGGTGAAACCGGCAAGGGCGGCTTTGCGGAAATCACCCACCCGCGCTATCAGGAATTCAAAAAGAAGGGCCTGATAGAAGAAGTTCACTCTGACGAACTGGAAGGCTTACCTGCCGCCGCCAAGGCCGTCTACGTCCCCGAAGACGGCAAGGTGTACGTGGTGCGCAGCCGCTTGACGCCTGCGGAGGTGGCAGACCCTACCGGCCTGATTGCGCACGAAATCGGCGTGCACTACGGCTTGGAGCGCACGCTAGGCACCGAGCGCTACGCGCACGTCTTGGGCGAAGTCGAACGGCTCGCCAAGACAGACAAGCGGGTGCGCGACGCGCTGGATGCGGTGCCTGCCGACACGCCTGCCAGTCTGGTCTTGGAAGAAGCCTTGGGTTACTTTGCCGAGAAGAACACCAAGCTCGGCCCGGTCGCCCGCATCATCGCAGGTATCCGCTCGTGGCTGCGCGAGCACGTACCGCTCTTTAAAAATCTGCAACTGACCGGCAACGACATCCTGCGCATGGTGCAAGGTTCTGTAGAAGCAGCAAGGCGGGCCGACATCCGCGCCGCCGAAGGCTTGCCGCGCTACGCGATGGCCGACCCGGCAGCCGCCGTTGGCGTGAAGCTGCGCCAAGCCACCCAAGCACAAGCCATCACGGATGCGGCCCGCCAGTGGGTAGAAAAGGTAGACCCTGCCGCCGCCCGGCACCAAGAATGGCTGCGCCACTACTACGAAGACATCCGCAAAGCGGCCAAGATAGACCATGTGGCTCCCTTTCTGGATTCACCGGGTTTGATACTGGCCCGCAGCAAATCCAAGACGGCGCGCTACTTGGGCGCGCATTTGTTTGAATCGGCCACCGGCTACGGCAAGCGGGTCTCGTCGGTTGCCATCGAGTACGAGCAGATGCTGGCGGGCTACAAGCACCAGACCCTCCCGAAGCTCAAGGACTTGCTGGTCCGTGGCATGACGGCACAAGAACGCGCCGCCTACTTGGTGGGCGGCGGCAAAGCGGCAGAGCAGCGTATCTGGCGCGAGGTGATTGAGGAGGGCCAGCGCCACCGGCAGGCGGTGCAGGCCAAGGTGCCGTACGAATCCAGCGCACCGGCGCACATCCGCGAGGCCGCGAAAGTGCTTGACGACTTTTTCGAGAAAGTGGTCGCCGACGGCCTCATCGCAGGCAACCCGATGGCTGCGCTGGTCAAGGGCGGCGGCACCGTCGGTCATATTCCCTACGAGTGGCAGTGGGAGAGAATCAACCAAGCGTACCGCGAGGACCCGGCCCGCTACCGGGCCTTCCACGACAATCTCGCCCAGCAATACTCGGAGCGCATCATTGAGCCTGCGGTCGCGGAATTACAAGCCAAGGGGACGGCCACGGCAGAAGACCTGCTGGCGGTGCGCAACCGCTTGCAGACCCGCGTGGCAAACATGGTGGACAACAAGATGCTTGCCATCATGCAAGACCCGAGGCTGCGGGCCGACGGCATGGAGCAGCGGCTGGAAATCATCGCGGCGGATTTGCTGGAAGAGAACTTCACCGGAACCCAGGTCTCGCCCGACCTTATCGCCGCGTTCAAAGAGCAGCTAGGCGACATCCGCCGCGACCGCTCGCGCACCGAACTGGACCTGCTGCGCGAGGTGGACGGCGTGTCGCTCTTGGACTTCCTGCAAACCGACGTGCTGAACATCGTCACCCACGGCGCGCACCGCTGGGCGGGGCTAAACGCGCTGGCCCGCAAGGGCTTTACCGAGTTGGACGACGCCATCGCCGCCCGCAATGCGGCGCTCGCTGATGGGGCCACGCCCGAGGAACTCGCGGCGATCGACTTTGGCTTTCGGGCCTTTGGGCTGGGGCAATTGGCAAACCACGAGCGGGCAGACTTTACGGCGCTGCGCAACTTTACCTTCGCGGCCATGATGGGAAAGCTGGGCTTGAACGTGCTGGCCGACTTGGGAAGCGTGGTCGCCGCATCGGGTTTGCGCGGGTTCTTTGCCACCATCGGCCACGCCGTGCTGCCGGAGACCGAATTCGTCAAACAACTGGCCGTGGACGCGCCGGGCCTGTTGGGCCGCGACTACCTGCTGCACAGTTTGACGCCGGACGTATCGGCCACGGGCCGCATCATGGTGGGCGAAGGCTCGCGGCTGGTCCGCGTCTCCCAGCGCGCCGCGCAACTCACGTCTTACCTCTCCTTTGCCAACACCGCCAGCCGGATGCTGCACAAAGGCTTCCTGCCCGTCTTCACCGAGGATGTGCTGCGTACGATACGGGGAGAAGATGGCGGATTGTCCAAGGCGCGGCTGGTGGATTTAGGCATAGACAGCGAGATGGCTGACCGCATCAAGGCGCAACTTGCCAAGCACGACGCAGGACGCGAGCGCGGCGGACGCATCAACTGGGACCAGTGGGACGACCAAGGGGCAGCCGCCGACTTCCGTACCGCGCTGCACCGTGGCACCTACCAAGTGTTCCAGCGGGCCATGGTGGGCGAGCAACCCATGTGGATGACCGAATCCGCGTGGGGCGCGCTGATTAGCCAGTTCCGCCGCTACGGGGCCATTTCGGCAGAAAAGCAGGTGGCGAGGAACGCGGCGATTGGCGACGGCAACTCGGCCATGGCGCTGACCGTCGGGCTGACCTGGGGTGCCATGCTGTACATGGCGCGGTTGCAAGCCAACACGCTAGGCATGTCGGACGCGGACAAGCGCAAATACATGGAGGAGAACAGCCGGGGCTGGCGCTTGACGGCAGGCATCCTGAACCTGACCAACGCCAGCGGCATCCTGGCCGAAGGCGTGGCGCTAGGCGAACTGCTCTTTGGCGGGGCGCACTACGGCCAGCGCGGCGCGCCGATTGCCGGGGCCGGGTACGTCAAGAACGTGGCCGGTGCCTTGAATCAGGCCGGGTCGTACCTGACCGGCCAGAGCAAAGACGGCACGCAGGCAGCGCGCAGCGCACTGCGCATCCTGCCCGGCGGCAACTCGCTCTTGGGGACGTGGCTGATGAACGAGGTTGTCGGCGACTAGCCCAGAACCGCTGCACTGGAAGACACACTCTTCACAGGACACTATGGATACCGACCTACTTTTGCCGTGGCTAAGCGCCACCGGTGCGGACGGCGAGCGCCACTCCATGCAGGCTTTCGCGGGCGACGGCACGACCGGCCCGTGGGACTTCAACTTCGCGGGCGGCTACATCGCCCCCGCCCACGTCCGTGCGTACCGCTACGACCCGGCCAGCGCCACCACCGTGCCGCAAACGCTGACCTTCCTAGGCCCGAACCGAGTCACCACGGGCGAACCCATCCCGGCAGGCCAGTACATCGTCATCTACCGCGATACGCCGAAAAACACCCCACTGGTGGATTACACCGAAGGGGCTGTGCTCAATGAAGCCAATCTGGATACCACCGCGCAGCAATCCGTGTTCGCGGCGGCGGAGATGGTGGACCGGTTCGCTGCGATGAATACGGACAATACCGAGGCGGTGGCGCGCTCGGTACTTGCGCTGGATACCGCCAACACGGCGCTCGCCACTGCCAACACGGCTGCTGCCGATGCCAGCGCCGCTGTCACCACGGCGAATACGGCCAGTAGCAACGCGGCCAGTGCCGCGAGCACGGCGGATGCGGCGGCGGCGGTTGCCAGCGGGGTTGACGCGAAAGCCCAGACTGCGCTGGATAATTCGCTAGCCGCAGTCAGCACGGCCAACTCGGCCTCTGCCACGGCGAACGGCGTAGACGCCAAAGCCACGCAGGCGCAAGCCGATGCAGCAGCGGCGGTCACAACGGCCAATGCGGCGTTGGCGGCAACCGCCGTGGACATCAGCGGCAAGGTCGACATCGACAGCCCGGCATTCACGGGGACACCTACCGCACCCACGCCGGATGCGGCGGACGATTCCGCCCGGCTGGCGACGACGGCGTACGTCAAAGCCGCAGTTTCGCAGGGCGGCGGTGCGCCTGCCCCACACACTCACACGGCGGCGGACATCTTCGACGCGGGGTTGACGGGCATGGAGTTGATTTGGTCGGATGGCCCCGACGACGCATGGGCGGCACTTGGCAAACCGGACATCAGCGAGGGAACAGTCGGGCTTATGCCGCAAGCGCGGATTGTTCCGCCTCTAGGGGATGGCGTAGGGTGTTGGGCCATCGCCTGCGCGAGTGCTGGGGTATCCTGCTTCGTCGGGATGGCCATCTCTGGCGCAAACCTGCGGCGTGTGCTGCTGCGTCATGGCAACGGAGCATATGCTGACCCTAATTTGGTAGCAGCCTCGCAGGCGCTTCCCGGCACTTGGCGCAACATGGGAAAAGAGACAGTGTCCGGCACCGTTTCCGCTCTGTTCGTGAGGATTGCCTGATGAACGCCCATACGCCCCGTTACGCCACGCACGACAGCGCGGCCATCAATCTCACCGTCGAACACCCCGAACACGGCGCGATACCGTTTACGGCCCGTGCCGACGACGGGGAGCCGCTAGGCGCAGAGCTTTACGCACGCGCCATTGCGGGCGAGTTCGGCCCTATCGCCGCCTATGACGGCCCGAGTACCGAGGAAATGCTGGAAGAGCAGATGCGCGCCGAGCGCGATAACCGCTTGACGGCGCTGGACACCCTCGTCATGAACCCCTTGCGCTGGGCGGCATTCACGCCTGAAGCGCAGACCGCGCTGGCGGCCTACCGGCAGGCGTTGCTCGACGTACCGCAGCAGGCCGGGTTTCCGGGCGAGATTGATTGGCCGAACATGCCGCAGGGGTGAGACAAGGAAAACTATCCCCAAAACAACTTGGCAAAGATGCCCGCCACCATCGCAAAGGTGGCTGCCAGCATCCAGTGCAGCAACGTGAGCTTGCCGTCTACCCGGGCAAAGCGGGTCTCGATACGGTGCTCAAGCTCGCGTAAATCCCCCTTGGTGGCGGTGTCAGCGGCGTCGTGCGAATCGCGCACGGCAGACGCAATGGCACTGGCTTGTCCGCGTGCCAGACCCGCTGCCTCCAAGGTTTCAACAAATTTCAGGGTATCGAAGGTGATTGCCATGTGCGGCACTCCAAAAATTTCCTCTCATTCTATCCTACAAGGAACCCCATGATTGAGCACTCCCCCTCCGCTGCCAAGGCGGGCGCGACCGTCGGCATCGGTGCGGCGGGTACGTCGTACACCTACCTTGGCCTGCCTATGGCCGACTTGGTGGGCCTTGGCACGCTCATCTACCTGCTCGCCCAAGTCATCGTCATCGCCCCCAAGGTAGTTGCTGAAATCCGCCGCTGGTTCACGCGCAAGGGCAGGCCATGAGCCGCGCCACCGAGGCATCGCTCGCCGCCCTGCACGGGGCGGTGGCCGCAGAGTTGACGCGCCGCATTCTTGACGCCGAGGCCACTGCTGCCGACATCGGCGCGGCGATTAAGTTCTTGAAGGACAACAGCATTACCGCCAGCATCGAAGACAACGCGGCGCTGGCGGAATTAAAGCAAAAGCTGGACCAGCGCCTTGCCAAGCGCGACGCGCAGACGCTGCCCGTGCGGGCTGTCCTCCCCACTGCCGAAGACATCGGTGACGTGCTCGACGGCATCGCGCTGGGGTCTGACGTGCCGGTGCCGTAATGGCCGTGCGCGAATCCCCGGACGCCGCCGTCACGCGATGGGAAATGCTGGAACTGGTGCAAAACGCCTACCGGACGTTTACGCCGTTCTTGGAAGACGTGATGGCCGAGCTAGGCTTTACCACCACGGCCATCCAGCGCGACATCGCCGCCTTTCTGGAACACGGCCCGCATTACCTGATGATTCAAGCCCAGCGCGGGCAGGCCAAGACGACGATTACCGCCGCTTTTGCGGTCTGGCAACTGCTGCACCACCCGCGCCACCGCATCCTGATTCTGTCGGCAGGCGGCACACAGGCCAACGAAATCTCTACGCTGGTGGTGCGCATCATCCTGACAATGGAAGTGCTGGCCTGCCTGCGCCCGGACCGCAACGCGGGCGATAGAACCAGCGTGGAAGCGTTCGACGTGCATCATTCCTTGAAAGGGCTGGACAAGTCCCCCAGCGTGGCCTGCATCGGCATTACCGGCAACCTGCAAGGCAAGCGGGCAGACCTGTTGATTGCCGATGACATCGAATCGCAGAAGAACGCACTGACCGAACACCAGCGGGCGGCGCTACTGAACCTGACGCGAGACTTTCCGTCGATTTGCGCCACCGGGCGCATTGTGTATCTGGGGACACCGCAATCGGTGCACTCCATCTACAACACGCTGCCCGGGCGCGGCTACACGGTGCGTATCTGGACGGGGCGCTACCCGACGCCTGCGCAAATCGAGAACTACGGCGGCGCAGGTGGGTCACTACTGGCCCCCATGATTACCCGCAGGCTGGAAGCCGACCCCTCCTTGGGCGAGCCGCGCTTTGGCCCGCTGGCCGACCAAGGCGCGCCGCTGGACCCGGAGCTGCCCGCAGGCACGGAAGACTTTCTGTGCAAGAAAGAGATAGACCAAGGCCCGAGCTACTTCCAGTTGCAGCATATGCTCAACACCCGGCTCTCGGATGCCGACCGCTATCCCTTGCGGCTCATCAAGTTGCAGGCGGTGCGCGTGCAGGGCGACTTGTTCCCGCTGACCATCCAGCCGGGCCTGCTCACGCAAGAAACCATCGCCTACGAAATCTGCGGCAGCACGGTGACGCTGGCGGTGCCGTCTTCGTTGGGAGAAGAGCGCGTCCGTCTGCAAGGCATCGTCATGTACGTGGACCCCGCAGGCGGGGGCAAGAATGGCGACGAGACCGGTTATGCCGTGACGGGATTCCTCAACGGCAATATCTGGCTGCTGGACGCAGGCGGCGTGCCGGGCGGGTATTCGGTGGAATCGTTCAAGAAGCTGGCAGGCATTGCCAAGCAGTGGCGTGTGAACCGCATCCTGATAGAGAAGAACTTCGGCCATGGCGCGTACCTGCACACGTGGCTGCCAATACTGCGCGGCGAATACGCCGATGTGCAGTCGGGCGGCTGTGCGCTGGAAGAGGTGTACGAGACCGGCCAGAAGGAGTTGCGCATCATCGATACGCTCGAACCCGTGATGGCCCGGGGCGCGTTGATTGTCAACGACGACATCCCCCGCAAGGAACCGGCATCACTGGCTGCCTACCCGTTGGAGAAGCGCAGCACGTATTCGCTGTTTCATCAACTGGCCTTTATCACCCGCGAGAAGCAGGCGCTGGCGCATGACGACCGGCTGGACGCGCTGGCAGGCGCGGTGCGCTATTGGGTGCGGCTCATAGGCATAGACCAAGAAGCCGTCCTTGAACGCGCCCGTGAGGCCGAGTTTGAAGCATGGCGCAAGAACCCGCTGGGCCGTCCCCAGGCACGCCCGCCGGGGTTGCGTAACCCCAACGGGTCACTCATGAACCGATACAAACGATAGGAACCCTTATGAACTACGTCGATTTACCCGACCTGCGCCATGTGGTGCGCGGCTTCAAACTGCGCGTGGATGCCGCTCGCGCCATCTCGCACGCGGAGACCAGCGCCGCCAACGGCGCGGTGTCCAAGGAAGCTGCCACCAACCTGCGCGACTTCTTCGTGGCTGCGGCCAACGCGGCAGATAAGGTCACAGGCGGTAACGGCAGCCGCATCAAAGTGCCGAAGTAATGCGGTTAAACAAGAAGGCGGCAGCGGCGGTGGTGGCTGCGGCTGCGTCGCTGGCAACCGGAACGATTGCGTACTTTGAAGGCACGCGCACCGAAGCCTACCGCGACCCGGCAGGCATCCCCACCATCTGCACCGGCCATACCGAAGGCGTGGTGATGGGGCAGGTGCGCTCGTTAAACGAGTGCCAGCGTCTGTTGCAGGCCGACGTGGAAACCGCCATGGCGTCCGTGCTGGTGCTGACCCGCGTGCCGGTGAACGCGCACGAACTGGCCGCGTACACCAGCTTTGTCTTTAACGTCGGCCACGGCAACTTTGCCCGGTCTACGCTATTAAAGCGGCTCAACGCGGGCGACCGTGCGGGCGCGTGTGAGGAATTAAAGCGCTGGGTCTACGCCAAGGGCAGGAAGCTGGCGGGTCTCGTCAAACGCCGCGACGCAGAGTACCAGCTTTGCATGGCCCCCGTGCAGGAGCCGACATGACGCTGATAACCAAAGCCTTGAGCATCCTGCTGGCGCTGGCCGTGCTGGCAGGCGGGGTGCTCATCCAGCGCAACCAGTCATTGACCCGCAGCCTGCAAGCCGAACGCGACAAAGTGGCCGTGCTTGACCACACGCTCACCGCCACCCGTAACAGCTTGAATGTCTACATGGCCCGCGCCCGCGCCACCGCAGCCCGGGCCGAACAAAACCAGAAGGAGGTCCGCCATGCGCTGGATACAAACCCGGATTGGCGCGATGGCGCTGTGCCTGACGCTGTTTTTGATGGGCTGTACAAAAACCGTGGTGCGCCGAGAGACGCCGCCCGCAATGCTGCTGGCGGATTGCCCTGAACCGGCAATGCCTGCCGCCAGAACCAACGGCGCGCTGGCGCAGTCTGTGCTGGATTACCAGACGGCGCTGGATAGGTGCAATGATGATAAGGCGGCGTTAAGGGCTTGGGGGCGGTAATATCCGCAGTTTGATTGATGCCTTGGGGAGTTGTTGTGCGTCCTTTTATAGTGTTCGTCGTGCTGGGGGCCGTGATTATTTACTGGATGTACAGGGACGACAAGAAAAAACCTGCGGAGACTAAGGCAGGAGACCTATCGAAGTCCCAAGTTTTCTTGATTAGGGTGGTCTTTGTCGGCATCCTTCTTATTGTCGTGTACGGCAGTATGCAATTGGGAGGAGGCGATCCTGATTTGAGGATCAGGCGCTGACTGCTGTCTGCCCCGGCAACACCAGTCCCGGCACACGATATTTCCCTACCGCCTCTACCAGCGGGTACAACGGGAACGCCAGCCCGCCGTAGCGCCTCGATACTTTCCCACTGGCGTGCCCAGACAAAGCGTCGGAAACCTCTTCGCTGATCATCAGCGCCCGGCAGTGATCCTTGAAGGAATGCCGGAAGCTGTGGAACACCAGCTTGGGGTCGGTGATGCCGCAAACGGTGCGTAGATTCTTGCTGAACCACTTGCCGAATGCCTCGCCCTCTGCACCCTGTGGGGTGGGCTTGAGATGCGAGAACAGCCTTGCCTGTCCACGTTGACGGGTAGCGAAGTCAAGGAACCCGCGAGCAATCAATTCCGCGTGCAGCGGTACACGTCGCACGCTGCCGACATTTTTAACCTGCTGGCCTTCGCCTGCGTCAGTAATCCGTAGCACCCATGCGGTTCTATCCGCACCGGTATCGTCCAGGTATGTTTCCTCGTAAATATCCTCGGGCCGTAACTGACAGAGTTCTTCCCGTCTGGCCCCATAAAAGAGCGCCAACAGCGGAATCCAGTACGCAGCAGCCTGCCCGATGTGGCGCGGTGCGGGCTTACCAGCATAGGCGGGTAGGCGCGTGAAGACAGCTTGCAAGTCCGCCAGTGCAAAGGGGTGCCGTGCATCCTTGGCATTGCGCTTGACGGCCACCTTGACCCCACGGGCCGGGTTGTGCTCGATGATGCCGTTGGCAACCGCGTGGTTAAGCAGCACGTTGAGCACCACCATGTGTTTGTTGGTGTTGACGCCGGTCTGACCAGAGGCCAGCAGCGCATCCTTGAACGCCACCGCGTGCGAGCGCGTGATGTAGCAGGGCAGGATGTCGCCCACCATCTCCGTAAATCGCCGCACGGCGCGGCGTGTGGCCGCGATGGATTTTGCATCCGGCTGGCGTTCGGCTTCCCACTTGTCGGCAAGGTCGCCTAGCGTCGGGCCACTAACAACCGGTTCCGGGGGCGGTGCGGGCTTGACCGCCTCAATTGGAGGGCGCGGGATTGCCAGTACGGGAGGCTGCGCAATCGGCACGAAACACACCATCTGCTGATTGCGCGCCAGCCGGAAAGCGTCGTCAATCTCCAACCCCAAGCGGCGACACAGCACCACGGCGACACGCCGGTCGCTGGTACCAAGTGCGCGGGTTATCTCGCGCTTGCCGTACTGTTCGCGCAGGTCAAGCGGAACCGCCCGACGAAGGAAGTACCTGCCACCCCGGCGTTGTAAATGCGTGCACATGGCTGCTCCAAATGGTGCAAGCCGATGTAGCAGTTTTTGTAGCAGAGGGACGGCGCGGGCCGGTTCCCACAGCTTGACCAATCAGTGTAAGTAATTGGTAAATAAGGAGAAATTCTGGTGGCCCCCCTCGGAGTCGAACCGAGCACCAACGGATTATGAGTCCGCTGCTCTAACCAGGCATGAGCTAGAGGGCCGATGGAAGGGCAATAGCGG